CAGATTCCTTATCTGGCATAGTAAAAATAATATCATTTTCTTCCATATAATCTGCAAAAGAAATATGATTAAACCAATCAAAGCCTTTCTTAACAGAACCCTTAGCATCATCGCCGTACGTGCCCAAAGCACACACTGCTTTAAATTTGGGTAATGTTTTCAAAGTATATCCATTTTTCAGGCCATTATAAGCATAGCCACAACGAAAATTCAAACAATTGTCTACACAATTTCCATACACAGTCATATTATTGCCAGAAGGGTGAGATCCATTATGAATGATTAAATCACCATTATAAGCAACCACCGAATAACTAATTTCAGTGGCAATTCCACGCATAATCAACAAATCATCCGCAGAATATGTTCCACACTTCTCACAAACATTACAAAATACTTTGTAGGAAGCCATTAGCATTTGAGCGGGCATACGTAAATCAAATTTACTATAGTCACCTGCTAAAATTCTGTCATCACCATGCTGTTTCATAAATTTTGCATACTCGTCCCATTCAGGACCATGCGCATTTATACCAACAGCACATTCAGAATGCAGTGGAAATAAGGACATTAATCTAGCTAATGGTAAGAAATATTTTCTTACTATCAATTGAAAAGCCCAACCCGCAGCTTGGAAAACTCGTACTTTGTCCTTAGAAAGTGGTGTCGGTTCATCTTTGACACACGCTTTAAAAATGGTATAAGCACGTTCGCCGCGTCGAAATCTGGCACACATGTCTTCAGCCATCTCTAAAACTTCTGGTGCAATAGAAACTGGACAATTAAATTTTTCATAACTATCAGGATCTAATCGTACAATCCATTCTTCTTTAGGACCACTCAAAGGAAATCCTTTAGAAGTGCTCTTAGGTACAGCATCAAGAAAACGAGCACCATCTCGGCCCGCCATTATTTCCATATCATCCAATGGTTTAAATTCGGCTTTAATCCAATGAACATGCTTTGGACTTGAAAGGACTTTAACTAAATCCTCTTCATAATCATTCATGGCCCATTCAAGTAATTCAGGGTCTAAACCACAAGAGGTATTAGCTGAATATTGCATTGATGCTTGCCATTGACGTTTA